ATCCAAACAGGTTCTCTTTATGAGGATCTAAAGGAATCAGTAAAGCTTAGACTTGGTGGAGAACGTGAAGTCTCTGTTCTACTCTCTGGTGGATTAGACTCTTCAATCATTTATAGACTTATCGAAGAATGTGGATATGATGTAAAGGCTATCCATGTAGAAAACCATGAGAAAGATTATGCATCACTTTTGTCGGATGACTTAATCGAGGTATCTTTAGATGAAGTCAGTGATAGGGAATCTATTATGATTCACCAAAGCCCTGTTGATCTTGGATCCGTTAAACCCCAAATTGCTATGGCAAGGAAATTAAAAGAGTTAGGTTTTCACGCAGTTATGACTGGAGATGGAGCTGATGAACTCTTTGGTGGATATCGAAGGGCAAAAGAATATGATTCACAATACTCTGATGTATTCTGTGAGTTACCTTTCTATCATTTGCCAAAATTGGATCGAACAATGATGGATTCTACTATCGAGCTTCGAGCACCATTTCTTTCCCCAAAGGTTATTCGCCATGCATTGAATACACCCTATGAGCTTAGAAATGGGGAAAAGAAAGAATTGAAAAAAGTATTTGGTCATCTAGTTCCTGCCCCGATTCGAAGCAGAGATAAATTACCCCTAAAAACCGATGCTATCCGTGAGGATCCTATCAAACAAAGAATGAAAAATATCCAATTATGGGAGGAGATATATTTAGATTATGTTTAGTAAGCAGTGGGATATAAGATATATGAAATTGGCAGAAGAAGTTGCCAAATGGTCGAAAGACCCCTCATCTCAAATTGGTGTAGTCGCTATTGGTTCTAAAGGACAAGTTTTATCCCAAGGATACAACGGATTTCCAAGGGGTATACACGACCATATAGATAGGTATACCAATAGAGAAATTAAATACGACTTTATTGTTCATGCAGAAATGAACTGCATCTATAATGCCTCGTTCAACGGGGTATCACTAAAAGGCTCTACAATATATGTTTATGGTTTGCCTGTTTGTAATGAATGTGCAAAGGGAATTATACAGGTAGGAGCAAGTAGAGTTGTTACAAATAAATCAAATCACCCAGATGAAAGATGGTATGAACCTTGTAGGAAAGCTGAGGAAATGCTTTTAGAGGCAGGGGTAACCTACGATTATTTGGGGGGTTTACAAACACATTAAATTGTGGTATAATATGATAATAATTACAGGAGAAAAAATTGCCAAGTATTGATTTAAGACCTAGACCTAATAGGAATCCTAGGGATAAAAGACCACCCAGGCCTTTACCCTTTGATGTTGCCTTAAGGAAGTTTAGAAAAGCCGTTGAAAGGGCTGGGATCATACAAGATCTAAAAAAGAAAGAATTCTACGAAAAGCCGACCGCTAAAAGGCGTAGAAAAAAACAAGAGGCTGTTGCAAGATGGAAAAAACAAGAAAGATCCCTTGCAAGAGATATGAGTACAAGTAAGAGGAGAAAATACTAATGTCAGTAATGGATAAACTTAAAAAGAATTCCAAGATTAAGTCTACGGAAATTCTATCGGAGTCTTCTCTCTTTTCAGAGAAAGATGTAGTAACAACAAGTGTACCAATGATCAACGTTGCATTATCTGGTGATATTGATGGTGGACTAACATCAGGTTTAACTGTTCTGGCAGGACCTTCTAAACACTTTAAAACTTCATTTGCACTTCTAATGGGTGCATCATATATGAAAGCCCATGAAGATTCAGTAATGCTATTTTATGATTCTGAGTTTGGTTCACCCCAATCTTATTTTGAATCATTTGGTATCGATACCTCAAGAGTATTACATACTCCAATTACAGACGTTGAACAACTTAAGTTCGACCTAGTAAGCCAATTAGACAATATTGAACGAGGTGACAAGGTCATTGTTGTTATTGATTCTATTGGTAACCTTGCATCGAAGAAAGAATTGGAAGATGCATTAAATGAAAAATCAGTGGCTGATATGTCACGTGCTAAAGCGTTGAAGGGGCTATTCCGAATGGTCACTCCTTATCTTACAATGAAGAATATTCCCTTACTCGCTGTAAATCATACATATCAGGAAATGGGATTATTTCCAAAAGCTATCGTATCAGGCGGTACAGGTATCTACTACTCAGCCGATAACATTTGGATTATAGGAAGACAACAGGAAAAGAAAGGTGCAGAAATTACAGGATATAACTTCGTCATTAATGTTGAAAAATCAAGGTTTGTTAAAGAAAAGTCAAAAGTTCCTATCAGTGTTTCTTGGGAAGGTGGCATACAGCCTTACTCTGGTTTGTTGGATGTTGCTCTTGCTGGTGGGTACGTTACTAAGCCTTCTATGGGCTGGTATGCTAGAGTTGATCACGCAACTGGAGAAATTATCGAACCAAAAGTAAGAGAGAAAGATACACTTACAAAAGAATTCTGGGATCCTATCTTTAAGGAATCAGACTTTAAAAAATTCGTTAAGTCTTATTATCAGATCGGACATAAACCTCTATTAGATGTAAAATTAGATTTACAAGAGGAAGAAAATAGTGTATAATGTAACCGAAGACGAATACTCCTTTGTTGAGAATGCTAACTCAGATTTTTACGGGGTCAAATTTAAAAATGATTCCCCATACAGAGGAGTGATGGTTGTATATGGAACTGTTTCTGTCAAAGAGTCAATTGAATTGGATATGGCAACACTTTCATTTACATACAACCTTTTAGACTCTGGTGCTTTTGATCCAGAGGATCTGAATAAGTCTGATGATTTTAAGAATTATCTTGGAGATGTTCTGAAACACATTGTCCAGGATTCAGTGAATGAATATAAAGGAAATATAATTGGAAATAACGAATCAACTACCAACCCATATACTGAATCATCTTCTGAATAATGAAGAGTTCTGTAGAAGGGTAATACCTTATTTAGAAAAAACTTACTTTGAAGGAGAACATAAGGTTGTATTTGATCTGATAGTTCAATTTGTTGCGAAGAATAATAAACTCCCAACGTCTAAGGTTTTAGAATTAGAACTATCAAAGGTATCTGCACCCGATAATGTTTTAACAAATGCTGCTACACTTATTCGTGAAATTCAAAGACGATCCGACATTGACACCGATTATCTTATCTCGGAATCTGAAAAATGGTGTCGTGAAAGAGCTGTTTATAATGCGATCATGGATTCCATACAGATTATTGATGGAAAGGACAATGAACGTACAGAAGGCTCTATCCCAGACATTCTATCAAAGGCATTAGGTGTTTCATTCGACCAAGCAATTGGTCATGACTATATTGATAACTCTACAGATCGTTTTGACTTTTATAATACGGAAGAACAAAGAATCCCATTTGATCTAGACTACTTTAATAAGATTACAAAAGGTGGATTACCAAACAAAACCCTTAACATCGCCCTTGCGGGTACGGGTGTGGGTAAATCCCTGTTCATGTGTCACTGTGCAGCAAATGCTCTAGAACAAGGCAAGAATGTTTTATACATCACAATGGAAATGGCAGAAGAAAGAATCGCAGAGCGTATCGATGCAAATCTAATGGACTTACCTATTCAACAATTAGAAACATTACCTAAAAATGTGTTTAATTCTAAAATTGAAAAGATTGCAAAAGGTGCAATTGGTAAATTAATTATAAAAGAATATCCAACAGGTGCTGCTCACACTGGGCATTTCAGGGCACTTCTTAATGAATTGAAGTTAAAAAAGAACTTCCGTCCTGATATCATCTATGTTGATTATTTAAATATTTGTGCATCTAGTCGAATGCGTGGACTAGGTGGTAGCATAAATAGTTATTCATATGTCAAAGCCATCGCGGAAGAACTACGTGGCTTGGCAGTTGAATTTAATGTCCCTGTTGTGAGTGCAACACAAACAACCAGGTCCGGCTATAGTAACACTGACGTTGGACTTGAGGACACTTCGGAATCATTTGGTTTACCGGCAACGGCGGATCTAATGTTTGCTCTGATATCTACAGAGGAACTTGATGATCTTGGTCAAATGCTAGTAAAGCAATTGAAAAATCGTTACAACGATCCAACCAAATACAAACGATTTGTGATTGGTGTAGATCGTTCCCGCATGAAACTATATGATGTTGAGGAATCTGCTCAGCAGGATTTAATGTCCGACTCAGCGATTCCAGATAAACCGATAAATACTTTCGGTGACAGGGATTCAAAAGATCCCTATGCCGAATTCAAAATATAAAGGAGAAATATATGGAAATCTTAAATACAGCCAGAGACTGGTTATTCGACAGACTAGGAGAAAGAACATCTCTTGATGGACTTGGCCTGATTGCAATCTGTGGATCAGTGATTCTATTTGGTGGAATCGCTAAACTTCTAGCATGGTGCGGCCTTGCTTGGGGTATCTTTACTTTGGTGAAAAAAGAAGTCTAATATATGTTTAAAGTGAAACTTATATCATATTCTCGACCAGCTGAGGAAACAAATCTTAACGACGACCTTCTTCAGCTGGTCGCTTATTGTGCAAGGGTATCAAATCCCGGCAATCAGGATAATGAAAAGACGGCTGAGAAGCTTGTAAAATATCTAATCAAAAACAAACACTGGTCACCTCTTGAAATGGTATCAGCATGCTTGGAGATTGAAACAACAAGAGACATTGCTAGGCAGATCCTTAGACATAGATCTTTTTCATTCCAAGAATTCTCACAAAGATATGCCGATCCGACCAAGGACCTAGAGTTTGTTACAAGAGAAGCTCGACTTCAGGATAATAAAAATCGACAAAACTCAATTGATATCCCTCAAGAGGATTCAATCAATTATGTTTGGGAATCTTATCAAGAAGTTATTATCGAAAGATGTAAGAAAGCATATGAATGGGCAATTGAAGCTGGTATTGCAAAGGAACAAGCAAGAGCAGTTTTACCCGAAGGGTTAACAATGTCCAGAATGTACGTCAACGGAACTTTACGTTCTTGGATACATTACATTGAGCTTCGAAGAGAAAACGGGACTCAAAAAGAGCATATGGAAATCGCTAAGGCCTGCGCCGACGTCATATATCAGCTCTTCCCGGTCGACGACGTAGTCTAAAAAACCATTTTTTTATAACAAAATATCATTTTACAGTCTATTGTAGTTTTGATATAATGACCCTATAAATTAAAAAGATATGCGCTCGTAGCTCAGCTGGATAGAGCAATGGCCTTCTAAGCCATCGGTCAGAGGTTCGAATCCTCTCGAGCGTGCCAATTCGCCTCGGTGGTGAAATAGGTAGACACAAGGGACTTAAAATCCCTCGACCTTAACGGTCATGCCAGTTCGAGTCTGGCTCGAGGCACCAATTAAAAGGATATAGAAATGAAAGACCGAATTGATTTAGAAAATGAAATGCACCAATGTAATTCTGTGGTGTATGATCTAGAAATGGTGTATGAGAACATCTTAGACAACCCTAAATTTCCAATGCCACCCGAAACGGCTGATCGTGTAGCAAATATTCTTCTTGGTTTAAAAGAACTCTATGAGATGCGATTTGATCGATTACATGATACCTTTGCCCAGGCATTTCGACTAAACCAGTATCATTCTAAAGAATTCAGCGAGGATTGTCGAGGTCCAGATGTAGTTAAGAAAGAGGGACTGTAGCTCAACGGTGAGAGCATCCGTCTTATAAGCGGAAGGTCGGTGGTTCAATTCCACCCAGTCCTACCAAGTTAGGAGAAGCAATGAGTAAGTACATAGTGAAAGTTGAAGAAGATCCAGATACCGGAGAACTAATTCTACCTATTCCTGATGAACTGTTAGCAGAGATGGGCTGGAGCGAAGGTGAAGAGCTCGAATGGGAAGAAACCTTAATATGTGAAGAAACCGGAGAATATCCTGGTTACACTTTAAGGAAGAAAGAGGTGAATGATGAAAGCAGAACTTGAAATTGATGTGTATGCTGATGTAGAGCCTGAAGGCATTATACGAGCATTGTATTTAGGTCAAGCATGTGAACCTAACTTTGAAGGTGTAGAAAGTTGGGAAGAAATTGTTGAACGCAATATTGGATACTATCTTGTTCCGGGTAGTAACACCATTCGGCCAGCAGATGTTGAACAGTTAGAAAAAACCATTGCTGGCTTGGAACATGCTATTGCTCTGTTCAAGGAGAAAATAACACAACACAAAGAGTAACAGGAGAAGTGGCAGAGTGGTTGAATGCACCGGTCTTGAAAACCGGCAAAGGTTAGTAGCCTTTCATGAGTTCGAATCTCATCTTCTCCGCCAAAATAGTGAAAAAAAACTATTAAAGAATATTTTTTGTATAAATAAAAATACACATTCAGTGTTAGGTTAAAGACCTGCACACAGGAGTTGATTCTTCGGGAGAAGTCATCAGCTGGACGAAGTGATTAATAATAATTACGGAGGCAGTATGGCTTTGAATAGAAGAACCCTTTTACGTGGTGCAGGTGTTTGCTTACCTCTTCCACTACTTGATGCAATGATTCCCAATGCATCTGCAAATATAATAGACAGTCCTATTTCTCAGAAAAGAGCTGCATTTGTTTATGTTCCTCATGGTGTTATACTTGACGAATTCAATTATGGCTCTATACTCAGACCCCTAGAACCTTTCAGGGATTCTGTAAACATCTATGACGGCATGAAACTGAACACTAATAATATTGCAGGTTCAGGTCATGCAACCTCATCTGCAACTTGGTTATCAGGTGCAATATGTAAAGACACTTCAGGTGCAGATATTGAGGCAGGAAAAACTATCGATCAGATGATTGCAGATAAAATCAGAGGTGACACTCCACTACCTAGTATGCAAATAGGTATCGAGGATGTATCGATGATGGTTGGTGCTTGTGATGGCACTTCAAGTTGTGCTTACATTAATTCAATCAGTTGGGACACTGATACTTCAAACTTGCCCATGGAAATTAACCCACGAATATTGTTTGAAAAAATGTTTGGTTACGGTGCAACTCAGAATGAGAGATTGATCAGAACAAGTTTAGATGCAAGTCTTTTAGACAGTATTATGGATTCATCAGCGACTTTAAGGAAGAGGTTGGGTGGTGGAGACAAGGAACGTCTCTCAGACTTTTTGGAATCAGTGAGAGAGGTAGAGGTAAGAATTACTAACTTAGAGAATAGACTAAGGTCACAAGGAGCCAATCTGTCTGTTGCACCAGTTGAAATACCTGAATTGTATGAAGATCATGTGAGAACTATGTTTGATATAATGACACTTGCATTAAGAACTGACACTACACGAGTTATATCATTGATGTTAAGTAGAGAGTTAAATCAAAGAACGTATCCACAGATAGGTGTGCCTGAACAACACCATGGGGTTTCTCATCATGGTTATAATGAAGAAAGACAAGCACTTCATGCACTAATAAATACTTATCATGTTAAACTATTTGCAGAACACTTTGTAAGTAGATTAGCTGATACACAAGAATTAGACGGTAGTTTGCTGGATAATACTCTCATTCTCTATGGTGCAGGGATGGGAGATGGCAATGTTCATAGTAAAGACCCCGTTTCTAATTTTATCGTTGGTGGTCAAAACTTAGGTATGTCGAGAGATACACGAAGAGATTTGACCGATGAAAACGGAAACAGCACCCCCAACACAAACCTATTGTTAGGTATTTTGAATAGGTTTGATATTCACTTGGATAGTCTTGGGCATTCAACAGGTCTATTAATTTAAGTGAAATTACCCCCTCTTTTTTCACCTAGGGGGGTTTACAAGGGTCCCGAATTGTGGTATAATACTTCTGTTAAATAAGGAAATAGGAGTAAGAAATGCCAAATTTAATTGAAAAAGCAAATGAAGTTTTAAAGGTCATGGAAAAAGACTGGAACGGATGGTGTGATCGTGCCAGGATGTCTGATGAGCTAAGAAACACCCAAACTTTCACATTTGAGGTTCGTAGGAACTTTATCAAATTTATCCAAGGACGAGATAACGGACAAAGGTCTGTTAATGGATTCTTAGTCCTAAACCCTCCTAAAGGAACAGATAACAAAACCAACCAACCGTTTCAAGTTGGTGATCTCTTAATGGCAAAATCTTGGGATCAACCC